TCATGCCTGCTGCTCCTGGTCGACCTTGGGCCGGGCATCGCCGATGCGGGCGACGACAGCGCGTGCAGCCATCTTCGTGGTGCGGGGCATATAGACTTCCAGGATCTTTTTGATGCTTTCGAGCTTGTGGCCCGTGATCGCAGAAATCAGGGCGTCCTCAAGGCCGAGCTCGCCCAGGCGGACGACGCAGGTGCGGCGCATGTCGCGGAACTCCAGCCCTTTCAAACTGGTGTGGCCATCCTCGATCGCCTTGGCGCGCGCGTCGGCGAATTTCTGTGTGAACCAGCGCTTGGTCCAGGGCAGGCGGGTCATTTCGTTGACGATCAGATGGGTGATCGTGACACCGGTTTCCTGGCTGAGCGTCACGTTTTCGGCGATCCGTGCCTCGATCTGTTCGCGCAGGATGCCGGCGATCGGCACGCCGACCCACCGGCTTGTTTTGCCCTGGCGGATATAGATGCCCATGACGCGGCCGTCGGCGCCGGCGAGCTGCTCGCGCGCCTCGCGATCAAGGTTGAGCACTTCGCGCCAATGGGATGCCCGCGACGGCGGCGGTAGTGCGGTGAACGAGCGCACATCGGCCGGGCGCTGGCCCGTATAGACGGCAAGGTCCATGGCGAAGGCGATGCTGGGATAGCCCAGCTTGATCGCGGCCGATTTCAGCGCTTCGATATCCTCATTCTCCCACACCTGATCGCGTGGTTTCGGTGTCGAGAGCTCGAACGCCTGGGCCGGGTTCTTTTCGATCAGCTTGAGCGGCTTGACCGCGTAAGCCATGAGGATGCGCAGCACCCGTAGGATGTTGTGCGCGTTGTGGTGTCGAACATGGCCGTTCTCATCGGGCGTCATCAGGGCATCGCGCAGCTTGGCGACGCGATCCTCGGTGATCGAGGTGATGGGTAGATTGCCGCTGCCGCCAGGCGCTTTGGGATCGGTGGCCCAGCGTTCGATCAGGTTCAGCGCCGACGCGTAAGTGGTCTGCGTGCTGGCGGCATTGCCGGTGAACTTTTCGCTGGCCTTGTACTTCTCGATCAGGCTGGCGATCGACGTGCGGTTGATGAACGGCTTCACCTTTTGCGGCTTCGCGCCGCCGGCCTTCCAGCGGGCCACCTCTTCGTTGCGACCTTTGGCGGCGGCAATCGCGGCCTCGAGCGTGTCGGGCAGCGACAGGGATTTCCAGCCCGCCTTCTTCAGCGTCGCGGATGGCTGCCAGTAATAGGCCCAGCGGCCGCCGGCGAGCTGCTTGGCAACGAGGAAGGGCACCTTGAACGGGCTGGCGGACTTTGCGGGCTTGCGGGCCATGGCGGGGGTGATCCGTGGCTAGAGGCGGCGAGGCTGTGCCCCGCCGCCGGTGGTGTCAAGTTTCAGGCGGTGATGTGCTTCACTGCCCACATGACGGCTTCCTCGATCTTGGTCTTCGCCAGGCTGAGTTCGCGGCTGGAACCAAGGCTGTCGAGATAGTCGTGGAAGGCGAGGCCATCGTCCTTGATCTTGGCCATCGCGGCCTTCTCGTCATCGCCCAGGACGCGATAGGCGTGGCGCATGGTGTTGTTGACGGTGCGTTCGTCGGACGTGCTGGCGACTGTCTGAGTGTCGGGCATGGTGGATCCTTGCGTTGAATGCGGGCTGACCCCGCCCGCTGGGGATCTGATCAGGGTGCTGGCGAAAGGCCGGGGATCGGCCCCCGGCCGCGCGTGAGGCCCTTCCACCACGCGATGAAACCGGCGCAGACGCGCAGGCGGCTCAGGTCATGGCTCTTGCCATCGGCCATCAACGGATAGCGGAAGCCGGGATTTTCGCCGTTGGCGGCCACATAGCCGTCGCCTGGTTGCGAGAGCGGCACGCCTTTGTGGCAGTAGAACGCGCTCTCGCGGCCAGCCATGCCGATGAGCATCCCTTCCCAGCCGTCCTCATCGCTCCGTTCCGGCGATCCTCGACGAAAGGCGCAGTTGTCGCAGGCCTTGCGGAATGGCTGGGGCGAACCGTCGACATCGGGCGGTGCGTCCGCCGGGAGCGGCTCCCACAACGCCTTGCAGGCAAGGCAGCCGTCATAGGCCTTGCCGGCGCTGATGCTCATCGAAACGGTGCGGACTGAGCCGCATTCCGGGCAGGCGCTCATTCCAGCACCAGGGCGGCGCAGATGCGTTCGAATTTGGCGGTCGGGATTAGGACATAACCGGGATGGTGGTTCTCGCTCGTTATGTAATCGTCGGCGAAACCTTCCAGCGCCTCCCGCAACGCATCCTGCGCAGGGGGCGTGGCGCGGGTGGCGGCCTCAATCAAATTCCGAAGATCGCGAATATCGAGCTTCACGCTTTCTCGCCGCCATGCGTCGCAAAATTTCAGCAAATCCGTGCATCGGTTCAATGTGCTATCTATCGACAGCGCATCCTTGTTCTCAGTCATCGTCGCAATCCTCGTTCAGATCGTGTGCGACAACGCCAGCCCCCGCACAGCGAGGGCACTTCATCTCCGCCGCGTCGTTGATGTGGTCGTCATCGTCATGGATTTCGCCCATGCCCATGCAGACGGGACATTCGATGTCGATAATCATGGCCGGCTACTCGCAGCCGCTTCCGTCGTGGCCTCGATCGCGGCGAGACGGTGGCGGGCGATATCGCGCAAAGCCCGTTGGTCTATCGGACTGCTCGTCGCGATGACGCCGAACGGGCGAACAAACAGCGTTCTGTCCACCTGCTCAACCCGCGCGCTTTCTGTCCCTTGGGTCATGCGGCTTCCTTTCGGGGTGGGATGTTCGCCTCGAGCCAGGCGCGCTGTTCGGGCGTGAGGTGGCCGGTGACGCCGGCCAGCTTCTGGTGGATGGCGTTGGCCATGAAGGCATTGATGCCGGCGACATGGGCGCGGATGGCATCGTGGGTGTCCGCCGGTTCGAAATGGTCGCAGGCGATCCAGTAGCGCCAGTGGACGGCCTCGAGCCGTTCCATCGCTGTCCGCGCCTCGATCACGTTCCTGCGGCCATCGGCGATCGCCTTTGGCCAGGCGTTGCGGCGCAGGGCGATTTCGCGGCGCAGCTCGCGCACCTTGTCGGGCCAGAGGAAGCCGGATCGCTTGCGCCGATCCTGCTTTTCCTGATCGAAGCGGAGCTGTTCAGGCCATGGCAGATCCGGCACCGCCGGCGTCATATCGTCCAGGATCTGCTCGATCAGGGCGATATGGTGGAGCATCTCGTCGCGCGTCATGCGGCCGGTTTCGACGCTGCGTGGGTAGAGCTGGTGGCGATACTCGCAGGTGCGGCGCAGCTCGGCCAGCATTTCGTCGATGCCGATGGTATGGAGCGGCCGCACCGACAGCCGCAGCGGATCCTTGTCCGGCCCGCGATCGCGCGGTGGCGTCGTGAGGGGGAAGGTGAAGTCGAGCGGGCGGCTCATAGGTTCTGTGCCCGCATGAGATCGCGGCCCGCCTGGGTCATGCACCAGAACGGCATTGGCAGGTGCGGCGCTTCCTTTTCGCTGAGAAACAGGAGGCGTGCGTACCCGTCGTTTTCCAGTCCGCGCAGGGTCGCGACTTTGATCCCGAACCTTACGAGGTAGGTTTGATGGATTGGGATCGCGGAGCTTATATATCCTAGCGCCAGCTGTTTTGGACGGCTGAGGCGCTTGAAGGCCATTCGGAGGCCCTCGCGCCGGCGAAGTGCTGGCTTCGCCATCAGAACGGCACCTCGCCATAATCACTCTGGAGGTCACGCTCGATCAGCCGGCGCGTCTCATCGATGGGCAAGCTGGTGTGAACGCTGCCGCCACCGAAAAAGATGATCGTGCCGTCACCTTCGCCGCATTCCTGCAGGGCCTTCACTCGGCTCGTGACGATATCGACTGAGCCGCCATGAATGCACGGGAGTGTCAAAAAGTAGGATCGTGGCGTGCGGATCGGTACAATCTCCGCGATGCCCAGCGCATCGACCGGGATGCGATTGATATGCGTGACGTTCGCGGGCGAGATATCATTGGTCGGACCGCAGGAGGATCCGCCCAGGGCGATGGTATCCGGCGTGGCCATTCCGCAAAGCCACCTCCCGTCGTCGCCGGTGTAGAAGTGCTCCTCGAGCACGTTGCAGCAGCGGGTGTGCGTGAGGATGACGCCGGGCTTGAGATAGGGGGCGAGGCGCTCGTGTGCGGCGAGGATTTCGGCGGTGCGTTCTGCCCGCTGCTCTTCGGTCATGGTGCCCATCACGCGATCCCCAGCGCGGCTTTGTAGGTTTCGAGGAGCGCTTCGGCTTCGTCGCGGGCGTGCTTTTCCAGCTTCCGCAGGCGAACGATGCTGCGCATGGTCTTGGCGTCGTAGCCCTGGCTCTTGGCCTCGAGATAGACATCCTTGATGTCATCGCTGATGCCCTTTTTCTCCTCCTCAAGGCGCTCAATGCGCTCGATAAACAGCCGGAGTTGGTCGGCGGCGACGTTGGGTTCAGACATTTGGTGTGGCTCCCTGCTGGAGATAGGCGACGCCTTCAGGCGTCAATTCGAATTGGGGGGGGGGCGTCCGCGCGGTCGAAGGCGTGAGCTTCCTGACGGCTGAAACGCGGCCGGAAATGCTGCATCAGACGGCCCGTGTTGCGGTCGATGTGCCGACTGATGCCGAAGACATCATGCGCGAGATTGAAATCATCGGCGGCCAGCAGGCGTTCCAGATCGAGCGGGTTGCCGTTCCGGTGCGCCGCGGTGATGTCCATGATGACATCACGGGTTTCGTCACAATGGCCTGAATGGGCGAGTTGCAGGGCGATCGCCCGTTCTGCGATCGCCGCGATCAGATCCTGATCGGCCGGCGACGCGTCGAATTGCACCGTCATTTGCTGATGCCTCCATTTCCAGATGAAGCGGCAGACGGGTTTTGAGTGGCCGGGAGCGGTCGCCGTCGCTCCTGCCGGTTAGCCTCGGGACGGTCTGCCAGCGCCCTGTCGGTAGATCTGATTTTCGAAGATCGAGGTGCCCGCACGCCCAGGAGGCGCGCGCGGGCTCGAATGATGGCGGGGGTGCGGTGGGGCAGCGCCTGGTGCACGGCAGCGGAACCGCCATGGGGGTAGAGGCGGCGGAGGGCGTCCAGTTCACTGGTACGCCAGGCGCTGCGGCTCGGCAGATCCGCTGGCGTGAAGCCGGTGCGGATGGTTGCCGAGGGTGCGAACGGGACGGGCGCGGCGGGCGACCCTAATGGAACCGCCGCGCCCGATCGCCGGCAGGGCGCCGACGAACTGGGAAAGGAAGCGGGCGCGGCTGGGGGATCCAGCAAGGAGGGTGCCGCGCCCGATCCGCCGCTGCTGGCGGCGGATTTGGGAAACTGTTGGGCCGTGCTCATAAAGGCCGGCCCTGCCACCAGGCGGCGAGCACCTGGCCGGTCATCCAGAGGTAGGCAAGGATGCAATAGAGTTCGACGATGCGGCGGCCGATGCCCGGACGGCGGGGAGCGCCGTTCATGCCGACTCTGCCGTTGCGAGATTGGGGGCGTAGCCGCCGGCGGCCTCGGCGATCCTGCCGGCCAGCGACTGGCCGTTATGGCTGCCGTACCTGATTTCTCGATCGAGCAGCCGTTCGAAAAGCGTAGCAGCTGCATCGGCGATATCGGCCTCGCGGATCAGCCGGGCGTTGTTGGCCTGTTCGGCCGCGATCTGCGCTTCGCTGGCGTCCACCACCTCGCGCGCGCGGCAAGCGCCATCGCGCAGATGCTGGATATGCTGGCGGGCGGCATCGATCGCGGAGGCCGAGGGCGTCATTGCTTGCCCTTTCCGCCGTCGACCAGATCGGCCGTGGCGAGCATGGTTGCGGCCGCCGCGCGCAGGGTGGCGGCGGTGAATGGGATATAGAAAGCGCGGCCACCGGCGCGCATGGCGAGCAGGCCGAAGGGCCGGCCATCGTCATCTTCGTTGATACCGACCGCGACGGCATCGGCGCAATGCGCGACCAGATCATGATCGGCATCGAAGGCGACGGTGACCGCGTTCATGCCGGGCCGCCTTTGGCGCGGGCGATAGCAGCGGCGGCCTGCAATGCCGCATCCGCTTCGGTTTCGTCGGCGAGGGCGATCAGGCGTTCGCCCATACGCCGAGCATTGGCTGGCGAAGGCGTGGCGGTGAATGCCTTGCCTGGCGCTGCGCATCCGCATTCGCAGCCCCGGATGGCGACGGTGATGCTGATCCGACGTGCGCCATCCTCTTCGACGAAGCCGATGAAGCAGCCCTGCGCGTGCAGCGTCACGCACTCGCCAATGTCGGGAAAGGCGACCAGGGATGGCGCGATCTGGCGCTGGACTTCTTCGGTAAGACCCAGGGCATTGGAGGCCTCGGCCGTGCCGCGCCGGAGCGGTGGAGGGCCGCCCATTATGCGCGACCCCGGCCACGCGGGGCGCAGACCAGGGCGGCGCGTGCGTCGAGCGTTTCGGCATGGGCGGCGATTTCGGCCTCGTTGACGACCAGCGCCATCGGCGGCGGCATCAGGCCGTCGAGCCAGGCGTCGACCGCAACCTTGTGCCAGCTGGCGTGGAGATAGACGGCGTTTGCGCCCATCAGCATTTCGCCGCGGTACAAGCGGGGGGCGATGGGCCCCGGAAAGCCATGATTGCGGACCAGCTGGCGGATGTAGCCGACCAGCCAGGCGGCCGGACGGTCTTCCTTGCCCATGCGGCGGGCGATGTAGCTCATCCGGCAAAGGGGCTGGCTGCGATCGGTGCGCAGCTGCGACGGGAGTGCGGTGGGGATGTGTTGTGCCGAGATGTCCTCGGCCGCGAATGGCAACATGACAGCCTCCGTTCGTTGTGAACGGGGCCATATGTTAGCTATTTGCTTACTTCGTCAAGGGGAAATGTAATTTATTCGCTTACAGTATGTGACGCTGAACATCTCTCTGCCACAAGCGCCGTTAGCCTTTTACGGCCATGGCACCTCTCGTCAATGCGGCTAACATTGTAATTCGCGGGGAGGGTTGGATGATCTCGATTGTATTGGCTTTGATGTTGGATGTGGCGGGAACGCCGGGATCTGATGGTCGATGGTGGTGGCTATTTACCGAGCGGGATCAGGCCTACTATATGGATCGCGGCACGATGGTTGCTGATGCTGAGATGCGCATATTCTGGCGGCAGACGGTCGCTCGTTCGCCGACTGCTAAGGTGAGACGCACGATGGTCCGTCAGGCTGCTAACTGTGCAACGCGCAAGGTGGCTCTCGTCGAGATTATCCAATATGGCATCGCCGACGAAGTGCTGCTGCGTCGCGCCTATACGCCGCAAAGCGCGGAGCCGAGATCCGTTGTTCCGGATTCTGTGGGTGAAAGTATATTCCTTATCGCCTGTTCGCCCTTTGAGAGGTGGATAGACTTAAAGGCCTACCCTATTGAAAGGCAGCCAGATTTGGTTGCTAAAGATAACTATATTCTGCTGGACCTTGGCCTGGATGATTATGCCGCCGGCGTATTGGCAAGTTTCGATAGGCGGATTAGCCTCGATGCAATCGAGCAGGTTATCGATGCGGGGCCTGCGCATTTGCGTGATAAGCTTAGAGATCTTTACGGAATAAAATCCATCCCAAAATATTAAGCTACGCGCCTTGGGTCGGCTCTGTAGGGCATCAATGCCTCCGTCACGCGCTGGATCTGTTCACGTTGGGCGTCATCTGCCGCTCGATATCGCTCAAGTAGGTCGCGCTCGTCAGCCTGTGCCAGGTGAGGATTATCAGAGGCAAGCAGGAGTTCGGCCGGGGTGACACCAAGAACTGGCGCAATCCTTCGCATATAGTCGACCGTGAGGCTCATTTTTCCGAGTTCAAGCTCGGAAATGGTTACCTTCGACACGCCGATAGCATCGCCGACCTTCTGCTGCGAGAGGTTTGCGGCAAGGCGCAATTCACGGATTCGGTTGGGCGCGTCGCTCATGGCGACAAACTGTAAGATTTCCGCTGACATGGTCGAGACGTTTAATGTCTCACAGGCTATTGTCAAAGAGTGAGCGTTTCGCTTACATTTCGAACTATGGTTAGCGCATCCCCTGAACACCCTCTCCGCCGTTGGCGGAAAAGCCAAAGGCTGACACTGGAGGCTGCGGCTGCAGCCATCGGGACCGTCCGTCAGGTTTGGTACGGCTGGGAGACGGGCCGACGCCCTGGCGCTGTTTACATGCCTCTCCTTCGGGAATTCACGAAAGGCGTTATCACCGCCGACGATTTTTATCCAGCGACGCCCGAAGCCGAACTGGCTGCGAGGCGTGCCGCGTGATGGTTGTTCAGACATATCGGGCACCGACTTTCGTTCTTTCGCAAGTTCTTGGACGTGAAATTCAGCCTAAAAGAACGTGCCGAAATAAATATTCTATGAACGGAACGAAATCGTTCGCCGCTCTGTTCAGAATGACGTTAGCCAAACTTTCCTCAAAGGTGTCGGTTGACATTATGACGCTGCCCAAGGGCAGCGTAACTAGCAACGCGTGCACAACAAGCCTTGAATTTTGCCATTTAAGGCGGAATATTTTGCCGAATTATCCAACCGTGCGCCTGGTGTGCCGGTGTTGAGCGGCCCCCCGGCCCTCACCGGCGAGCGCCTGGCGCGCGCGCAGAAATTCGGCAGGGCGTTGAATGACTGGCGTTTCGACGCGGGCCTGAGCCTTGCCAAGGCCGTCCAGCGCATCGGGTGCACGAAGGATTTTCTCGTCCGGATTGAGCGGTGCGAGATCGATCCGCACGACATGCTGTGCACCTTGCAGGGCATGTTCGAGACGGGCACCGGCCTTGGCCCTGTTGCGCTGGGCTTTGCCGATGACAATCAGGAAACGCCCGACCAGCCACGGCAACCGGCTGATCGGGCGCAGGATGCGGGCATCCCCACGGTGACCGCATCCGAAACGGCCGGGGCGGCGAATTTCCCTTGCTCGGGTGCCGTCCCGGCCAACAGCTATTTCAGCGAACGGCCGTGGGCCGTGGGGCTGCAGCGCATCGATGGCGGTGGGCATGACCTGGTGCTGCGGCTGATGCGGCTCGACCAGGTGCTTTCCCTGGATGCCGCGGACGCGCTGATCGCGGACCTGCAGCGCCATGTCGACCTGGTGCGAGCATGAGCGAGGCGGTGCAGCTGTTCCTGGGCGGGATCGCGGCGGGCGTTGCGCTGTCGTGCGGATCGGCGTGCCTGATCGGCGCGCTGCTGCTTCGGCGGACCCATGGCGACACCTGGCTGCGTGGCGACGAGCAAACGGACATCATCGGGGGTGAACATGGCAACGATCGAGGTTGAGGAATATGGCGCGCCGCGCTCGCGCAATGGCAGCCGTCTACCGCTTGGGCGTTTGCCAGCCAATGCCGTGCGCCAGATTGCGAGCGGCGGCGCTGGTAATGAGAGGCTGGCCGGGGAAACGACACTGATCGCGGTGACGGCCGATGCCGACTGCCGGATCCGCGTGGGCAAGACAGGTGCGGCAACGGCCAGCGATCCGCTGTTGAAGGCGGGTGTGCTGCGCTGGTTTGAGGTTCCCGCCAGCGCGACGATCCGTTTCGACTGACAATGATGCCGGGGGGTAATCCAGACCAGCGACGGGCGCGGCTTGAGGAGGTGCGGCGCATTGCGGCCGACCTGAACGATCGCGCGCGTTCGCTTGCGATGAATCTTCTGCCCAACGGGCATGAGGAAAATGGCGGCCGATACTGGCGCGTCAAGAATTTCGCGGGCGATGCGGGCCAGGCGCTGTGCATCGACATTGCTGGCGACAATATCGGCCAGTGGACCAATTTCGCGTCGTGCAAAGGTGCGTCGGACTGGTCGGGCGACATGCTCGACCTGGTGGCGCGAGTGCGCTTCCGCGGGCGCAAGAAGGACGCGATCGATTGGGCGCGGTCGATCCTTGGCCATGACAATCTGGATCCGGCACGCCTGGCGGTGGAGCAGGCGCGCCGCGCCGAGCGCCAGCGGAGCGCCGAGCAGGCTGCCAAGGCCAAGGCCGAACAGATGCTGCGATCGGCGCGCGGGCTTTTCCTGAACCGTGCCGGCGCTCGCCCGATCATCGATACGCCCGCCGAATGGTATCTGGCGGCGCGCGGGATCGATCTGTCGCTGCTTGAGGTTGACGGCACGCGCTATGTGCCGCGTGGGCTGGCATTCCACCCGGCCGTAACGTGCAAGGAAGCCGGCGAGGGCGTGCGGCTGCCGGCGCTGATCGCGCGGGTGCTGGACGGCAAGGGCCAGCACGTCGCCACGCATCGCACCTGGCTGGCGCAGGATGCCGCCGGCACCTGGGGCAAGGCGCCCGTGCCCAATCCGAAGATGACCCTGGCGCGATACCAGGACGCGGACGGCGGCGGATATATCCCGATCTGGAAGGGCGTGTGCCGGCGTACGCTGGCGGACATCACGCCCGGGACCGACGTGTATGCGTCCGAAGGTATTGAGGATGCGCTTTCGGTAGCCGTGGTGCGCCCCGATCGCCGGGTGATCGCGGCCGTCAGCATATCGAACATCGGCAATCTCGTGCTGCCGCCCCAGGCGGGCCGGCTGGTGATCATCGGGCAGAATGACGGCGACGATAGCCCGGCGGCCAAGACGCTGGCGACGGCGATCGCGCGCCAGCACGCGCGCGGCCGGGAAGTGGCGATCATTCGCCCGCCGGCGGATTTCAAGGATTTCAACGATTGGCTCTGCGGCAAGCGGATGCGGAAGGAGGCAGCGTGAACGTTGCGGGCACAAATTGCGGCCATGGCCATGTTTATGAGCGATCCGACGGCGCGAAGGCGCGCTGCGGCGGGCCGGGCTTGTGTGGCCCGTGCAGCCGCGATGCCGCCAGCGTGGGCGGCCGCGTGCTGATCGACATTTCCCGGGCGCCATCATCGATGGAGCAGATGGCTGCGCGCTGGAGGCGCGGCTGATGGCATCGCGGGCAGCCGGGCCGATCGATCCGGCGATCGCCGCCGCGATCGATGACGCAAAGGTGGTGCCGATCGCGCGTGCGGCGAGCCCGGCGAGTGAGCCGCCGGCGCGCAATGATGCGGGCGACCCGGGCCCGCCAACAAACGACCAGGGTGGAGATGGCAATCGCAGCGGCTTTGTCGAGCTGATCGGCGAGGATTGCCCGGTGGTGCCGTTGGGCACGAGCCAGGGCGTGTATTTTTACCTGTCGACCTTGCGCGAGCTGCGCGTGCTGAAAGCCAAAGAACATGACGGGCGTAATATCCTGTCTCTATTTGCGCCAAGAACTAAAGAATTGCTCCGTATCTTTCCGCGCTACGGCAAGAACAAGTTGATAACCGGCTGGGATAAGGAAAAGGCCGGAGAAATTCTCGTCAATGCTTGTGCGGAAAAAGGCGTATGGACGGCCGAAGGGCGCGTTCGCGGCGCCGGCGCGCACCGGGACGAGGATGGCGGGCTGGTGCTGCATTGCGGCGACATGATCCAGGTGCCCGAGAAGGATGTGGACGAACTGGCGTTCGGATCCTTGCGCACCTGGATGAGCCCGGGGCTGATCGACCGTCTGGTCTATCCGGCGGCGCCGAAAACCCCGCGCCCGGCGGTGGATTATGCCGGGCCAGAGGTGGGCCGCGAGCTGCTCAAGCTGCTCGGCACCTGGAATTGGGAGCGGCGCGATATCGACGCCCGGCTGATGCTGGGCTGGATCGCCGCCGCCCTGGTGTGCGGTGCGCTGGAATGGCGGCCGGCGGCGTGGATTACCGGCGGCAAGGGCACCGGCAAGTCGACCTTGCAGAAGCTGATCCGGTTCCTGATGGGCGAAAATGGGCTGATCGACGCGGTTTCGGCGACCGAAGCCTATATCCGCCAGTTGTTGGGCCATCGCACCTTGCCGGTCGCGCTCGACGAGCTTGAGGCGGATGCCAACAACGTCAAGCAGAACGCCATCATCACGCTGGCGCGCCTGGCATCGAGCGGCGGCAAGATGGGGAAGGGCGGCGCGGACCATAATCCGCACGAATTCACGGCGCGCAGCTCGTTCCTCTTCTCGTCGATCCTGACCGTGCCGCTGCCGCCGCAGGACAAGAGCCGCATCGCCATCCTTGATCTGCGCCCGCTGGAAGACGGCGACGCACCGAAGATGGAAGCGGCCTATTACAACGCGATGGGCCGGGCGTTGCGCCGGCGCATGGTCGACCAGTGGCCGCGCCTGGAGCGGGTGATCGAAAGCTATCGTGCGGAGCTCGCCCGCAATGGCCACGACGCGCGCGGGCAGGACCAGTTCGGCACCTTGCTCGGCTGCAGCGATGTGCTGCTGTACGATCATGACCCCGACGCCGAGGACGAGGAATATATGCGCTGGGGCCGGGCGCTGGCGGTCGATCGATCGGCGGCGGCCGAGGAGGACGAGCCGTTCCTGGTAATCCAGCGGCTATCGACCACGGCGCTGCATGGGCGTGGCGGGGATGAGCCCGAGACGCTGGCGATGTGGATTGCCAAGGTGATCAGCGGCGGGGACGAGGATCGCGCCACCCGCGCCCAGCGCCGGCTGGAAATGTCGGGCGTGGTGGTCGTGGCATCCGAGCTGCTCGAACAGGATGGGAAGCCCAAGCGCAAGACGCGCCGCTGGAATACGTGCGTGCCGACCGCGCCAAACGCCGTGCCAATCTATGTGGCAGTGGCTTGCAGCCACCAGGGCCTCGAGTTGCTGTTGCGGGACACCAAATGGCAGGGTGGCGTGTGGAACCAGGCGCTTGGCCGGCTGCCCGGGGCGATCAAGCGGATCAAGGTGCAGATGGGCGGACGGCCGGAATGGGCCACGCTCGTACCGATTGCTGCGTTCGCGAGCACCTTGCCCGACGACCAGGTGGTGGACGCATGATCGCTCCGCATTCTGCCGGCCCGTCAGGGTATCTCGCGCGGACAGCGGTGGCGACGCGGAGCGGCGCCGGCGCGGTGCGTCCGCGCTCCACATCTTGCCACCCGCCCGCGAATATTATCGCGATCGCTCGGCAATACTTCACGCAAACTTTTTTTTGCGTCTCCCGCGCCCGTGCCCTATGGTTTCAATCAGTGGGGCGCGGCCCTGCTGGAAACTTCCCAACGGGTCGGGGTTGGGAAGTCTGGGAAGTCTCTTGGGAAGTCTGCAAGAGACTGATTTCACGCCATAAATCCGTAAACTTCCCAACTTCCCAAGCCTCGCGCGCGCATGATGTATGCATGTGCGCGCGTACACGTATGCGCACGCGCGCACATCTGGGGCTATCTCATTTTCTTGGGAAGTCTGGGAAGTATCCTTATTCCTTTAATGATTTCAGTGGTTTGGAGACTTCCCAAACGACTTCCCAAGGGTTTTTCGGTTGGGAAGTTGGGAAGTTTTTCCGGCGCAACGTGCTCGGGCTTGGCCAAAAACGGCTGATTTCCGCCGTTTCCATTAAAATAGGGGGCGGAAATGGCTGAACCGAACGGGGTTGAGGCCATCGTCGGCGACGCGATCGCGGATGCCAAGGCGCTGCTGGCGTCGGAGCGCGCACAACAGCTGGACCTGCTGGCCGTGCCGGATGCCGAGGCGATGGCAGAAGCGCGGATCATCCATGGTGATTACGACACGGCCGGGGCCGTCCAGCGGGCGCGCCGCCGGGGGCGGCCGCCGGGTGCGACCAATCGGCGGACGGAGGATTTCGCGAAGTGGATCCTGGGCTTCGGCGGGCATCCGGCAGTGACGCTGATGCGGATCCAGTCGATGCCGGTGGAGGAGCTGGCCAAGATTGCGCATTGCAAGCCGCTCGAGGCGCTCGATCGCCAGATACGCTGCGCGGGCGAGCTGCTGCCGTACCTGGAGGGCAAGAAGCCACAACAGGTCGACCTGCGCGTCCAGGGCGACATGGCGCTGATGATCGGCGGCCTGGGCGGTGCGGCCGAAGGGGCGACGACGGCCGAGCTGACCATGATCGCGATGGAGACCGGGATCATCGAAGCCGAGTTTGGCGATGTCGACGACGAGGGCCAAGAAACGGCGGAAAACAGCCATTCCGAGGGGGGCGAATGATGCCCGTTGGAATGGATGTGTTGGAATGCTTGCGGCAACGCCTTGGTAATGCGTGCATTTCTTGCGTCGTGCGTCAGCTTGTCAGGTTGATCGCACGGCGGGCCGACGCGGCCGCGCGGTGGGGGGGCTTCCCCCCCGCGCCCGGCCTCTCCCCGGTCCCCCTGTCCGCGTATCTGCCGCGAGGAAAAATCTCGACCTCGGGGGCCCGTAACATTTTCAGCGCCATCCGGGGCGCGGGGTGCGGGTTCTCGTTCGCTGGAACGGGGGCACGGGGTGAGTAACGCCGTCCTCGCGATGCAGCCCGTGGGGCCAATCGCTGATCAGTGGCGTCGTTCGCGTGCCTTCGTGTCGGGGATTTGTGGGCCGGTTGGATCCGGCAAAACCTCGACGGGGGTGGCCAAGTGCTTTGGTGTTGCACTGGCGCAGAAGCCCGTCAAGGACAAGCGCGGCATTTCATGGCGGCGCGCGAAGATCGGCGTGATCCGCGACACCTACCCCAATCTCGACGGCACCGTGCTCGCCACCTGGCATAGCTGGGTTCCGAAATCGGTGGGCCATTACGTCAACGATTATCCGCGCTCCCACCATATCCAGGTGAAGCTCAACGCGGCGGGCACCGAAATGCTCGATCTGCAGATGGAGTTCATCGCGATCGGCGAGAACCGCGTCGAGGATGTGTTGCGCGGGAAGGAATGGACCGCTGCCTGGCTGAACGAAGGCGACCGCCTGGCGGAAGCCATTCTCGGTTTCCTCGCCGGGCGTGTCGGCCGCTATCCCGGCTTCAAGGAAGGCGGCTGCGTCGATCCGATGATCATGATCGACATGAACGCGGTCGACACCGAGAACTGGCTGTACCGCGTGCTGGTCGACAAGCAGCTCGACCCTGCCGCCATGGTCGCGCTGCAGAAGGCCGTGGGCGATCGCCCGCTGATCGAATTCTACCGCCAGCCCGGCGCGCGTGAACCCGGCGCCGAGAATCTGCACAATCTGCCGCCGGGCTATTACGAGCTGCAGATCGCGCTCAATCCGTCGAAGGATTATCTCGACCGGATGGTGGACAACAAGTTCGTGCCGATGCGGCACGGGCAGCCGGTCTATCCAGAATTCAACTTCGGCCAGCATATCGCGCCGGCGCCGCTGGTGGCGGATCCTGCGCGCAAGCTGATCATCGGCCTTGATGCCGGGCTGACGCCGGCGGCCGTGGTGTGCCAGCGCACCAGCCTTGGCCAGTTGCGCGTGTTGGGCGAGTTCCTGGTGTTCCCGCAAGCCGAGGAAACCCTGTCGGGCGTTGGCCCGACGCGGTTCGGCAAGGGGCTGAAAGCGTATCTCGCCGAGCATTTCCCGGAGCATTACGCCGCCCAGGCTGGGATCGGCCACAATGGCGGGCCGCCGCCCGATGACGTGCCGGGCGAGCGCGAGGACGCGATCGAAATCTGGTGCGATCCGTCCGCGAAGGATGGCACCGACAATTCTGGCAATGAGCAAAGCTGGATGGCGATCGTCCAGGGCCAGCTGGGCCGGCGGTTCAAGATCCGGCCCGCGCGATCGAACGCGCTACACGTCCGCCTCGAGGCGGTGCGCGTTCCGCTGGTAAACCTGCTCGACGGTCAGTTCCCCGGTTTCCTGATTTCGCCGACCTGCAAGATCCTGCGCAAGGGTTTCCTGTCTGGATATCATTACCGAAAAGTCGCGGTTGGAGATGGTTCAGGGCGTTTCGACGTCGAGCCAAACAAGAACATGTACAGTCATGGCCATGACGCCTTGCAATATGCGGCGATGGCGGATGGCGCGGCAATGGCCGGCATCATGGGAAGAGACAAGAAAAATGTCGGTCGGCCTCCATTGGTCGACTGCGGCAATGATTATTTTTCAGGAGAATGATCATGAGTTCTGCCGTCAGTTTCATCGGCCGTAGTTTGCTCGGTCCGATTGGCAAAATGATAGTTGGCAAGCCGAAGGCGGCCCAGCCGATTTCCCAGCGTCCGGTCACGCGGGACGATGCCGCTGCCCAGATGCAGGCAGACGATGATTTGCGGCGCCGTCGTGGCGCCGGAGCAAACCTGCTCACCGGCCCGTCGGGTGCGGAAGCGAGGACGGCGGGCGGCAAAGTGCTGCTTGGCCAGTGACGGAGGATTTGACCATGGACGATGAAAACGGGCTGATCGGCGGGCTGAAGGCGCTATCGATCGAAAAGTTGAAAGACGCGCTGACGGGGCTCGACGCTGGAATTCTTCATGCGTTGCGCGCGGCCGAACTGGCGGAAGGCCCAGCCAGGGCGCGCAAGGGCGCGCTCGAAGTGATCGACGATGCGCTGGCGGCGCAGACACCTGCAGAGGATCTGCAGGCCGGTGCCGAGGGTGAGGTCCAGACCGGCTCCGGTGACGAAGGCGATGCCCCTGCCGTCGACGGTGTTGGCAGCGGCGAAGGTGTCATGACCGGCTTCATCTCCGATGACGGTGCCGGCGCCGTTCCGCTCACTGCTGTCGAGTTAGCATTTGCCCAGATGGAGGGGGGCGAAGTGGTGTTGCGGCCCGCCGGATCAGCGGAGTTCCGCGACGCGCTTTTAGCCGCGATGCCCGACCTGGAGGGAGGCGAGCCGAACGAACGGTCAGTACCGCTGAAATTTTCGGCAACCATCGAAAGCGATGATGAAAGCTACGGGGTTTCGGCGGCGTTCCTCGATCGCGATCCTGGTCGCCTGTCGGCGTTGAAAGATGGCCGGACATGGCTTGTGTTCGGCGATGGCAAGCAGGCTCATCTGCACCTCGAGCCGATCGCGGTGGAGCCCGCGCATTGGTCGTTCATTGGCAACCAGGCGATCTACACCCGCGATATTCGCTTCGAAGGTTTCGGCGAGGCGGCGGACATCCATGCCATCGCCGTCGTCGCGCCGGGCAATCGCATCGTGGGCGTTGCTGAAATCGCCGGCGGGATCCGCGTGGGTGGCGGCAAGGTGGCCCGCTTCCCCGCGAACAGCCTCGCATTCTGATCGTTTGACCTGGAGGGCAGCATGAATATTCCGGTTTCCGGTTCCGTCGATGTCGACGCGATCCTGCAGCGGCAGTCGCGGATGGAGGCCGATCGGGCGAATTTTGAGACCGATTGGCTCGACACCGCCCGACACATGCTGCCCCGACAGGCCGATTTTCTGGGGGCCAATGCGACGCCTGGGGCCAAGCGGACGCATCGTCAGTATGACGGCCACGCGGCCGACAGCCTGAAGAAATGCGTTGCGGTGGTCGAGGGGTTCACCATGCCGCGCGGCGCGATCTACCAGGTGCTGCAGCCCGACGATGATGAATTGCTGAAGGTCCATCGGGTAAAGCTGTGGTTCGAGGAAAAGACCAAGCTGCTGTTCAAGCTGCGCTATGCGCCGCGCAGCGGGTTCACCAACCAGAGCCATGAAAGCATCACCTCGCTGATCGCCTTCGGTAATCAGGGGCTGTGGGTCGACCGTGCGCGCAATGGCGGGTTGTTTTACCGGACCGAACATATCGGCCAGCTCTATTTCGACGAGGATCTCGAGGGCCGGATCGATGTCGTTCACAAGAAATTCAAATGGTCCGCGCGCAAGGCGTATCAGAAATGGGGCGATGCGGCGCCCGAGTGCGTGCAAAAGGCGCGGCGTGACCGGCGCCCGGATGCCGAGCACGAATATTTGCATGTGCTGCAGCCGCGGCATGATGTGGATCCGCGCCGGCTCGATGCGCGCGGCATGCCCGTCGCCAGCGCCTATGTCTCGATCGCCGACAAATATCTGATCGAGGAAGGCGGCTTTCGGAAGATGCCGCTGATCGCGTCGCGCTACGAGAAAAGCGGGCTCGAAAAATACGGGCGTGGCCTTGGCCAGGCGGCGTTGCCATGGGCGCGCGCGGCGAACACCTTGATGCGGTCGATCATGCGCGCCGAACAGATGCGCGCGGAACCGCCGCTGGGCATGCCCGACGATGGCGTGCTCAGCCGTATGCAATTGAAGCCGAATGGGCTGACCACGGGCGCCGTCAATTCGCGCGGCGAGCTGCTGGTGAAGGCGCTGGCCACTGCCGGCGAAACCGGCGGTGCGATGGCGCTGCTCGAGATGTGCCACAATAACGAGGATGCGATCTTCCTGGTCGACCTGTTCGAGATCGGCCGCGAGGCGAAGAGCCATGTTTCGGCGGCGGCGATCATGGAGCGATCGGGCGAGAAAGGCATGTTGCTCGCGCCGACGATGGGCCGTCAGGAAGTCGAGTTCTTCGCGCCGTTGGTCGACCGGGAAGTGGATTGCATGGCCGATATGGGGGCGCTCGACGACATGCCGCCCGAGTTGATCGAGGCCGGTGGTCGTTTCCAGATCCGGTACGACACGCCGCTCACCCGCGCCATGCGGTCCGAGGAAGCGTCGGGCTTTTTCCGCACGGTCGAAGGTGTCGCGCCGATTGCGCAGGTCGATAATTCCGTGCTGGACGTGTTCGATTTCGAAAGCGTCGTGCGCGGCCTGGCCGATGTGAACGGTGTTCCGGCGGGGTGGATGGTGTCGCGCGAAACGCTTGCAGCAAAGCGCCAGGAGCGGGCCACGGCCGCGCAGTCGCAGCAGCTGCTGGAAGCGGCCCCAGTGGCGGGCAAGGTTGCGCTGGATCTGGCGCAGGCGGGGGCGATGGCCAATGCAGCCTGATGATTTCTATGCCCGGGTGCGCGAGGTTACTGCCCAGGGAAAGGCCCGCCTGCGCGAGCTGCTGCGCTTGCGGCGTACCCATTGGGCCTATTCGACCACGTTTCTGAGCGATCGGGCGGAACCGTCCCCGCATGCGGCCGTGGTGCTCGCCGATATCGCCCGTTTCTGCCGCGCTGATGAAACCTGTTTTGACGCGGATCCGCGCACGCACGCTTTGCTCGAGGGGCGGCGCGAGGTGTGGTTGCGGATCCAGGCGGCGCTCAAGCTCGATCGCGCGGCGATCGAACGATTGATCAAGCTCAACCAGGAAGATGTGGAGACCGATGATGAGTGAAGTGACACCCCCGGCGGATGGTGGCGATCAGGGTGCTGGCGGCGGGGATGATGGCGAACGTGCCGTCACCGACTGGCGGACGGGCCTGCCTGCCGAACTGGGCAGCGATCCGGCGCTGAAGGCGTTCGAGAATGTCGAAGGGCTGGCGCGCAGCTTCATCGATACCAAAAAGCTGGTCGGCCTCGACAAGCTGGTGTTGCCGAAAGACGAAACCGATACTGCCGGATGGGCGGCGGTATGGGACAGGCTGGGCCGCCCGGCCGAAGCCACCGCTTATGAAATCGCTGTTCCCGATGGTATGCCGACCGAATATGCCGATGGGTTCCGCGGGGTCGCGCATGAGATTGGCTTGACCGCCAGCCAGGCGAAGCGGCTGGCGATCTGGAACAATGAGCAGACGTCAGCGCAGATGGCCGCGCTCAACCAGGCGAGCCAGGCGGAGGTGCAGGCCCTGCAAAATGAGATGGGCACAGAATGGCAGCCGAAACTGGAAGCGGCCAAGAAATTCGCCAAGGCCATGGGGGTCGACCAGGATCTGGCCGATCAGCTGGATGCAAAGCTGGGATCGGCCAATCTGGTCAAGTTTTTCATGACGGCGGCCGAGCGTATGGGCGAGCATGGCCGGCTGGATACCGACGGTCCTGCCGGCGGGGCGATCAGCAGCGATCCCGTTGCGGAACGCGCTTCCTTGCAGGCCGATGCGGGTTTTCGTGAGAAACTGATGGCGGGTGACGCTGGCGCTAAACAGCGGTGGGACCGCCTGAACGCGGCGATCGCTGCAAAAAAGAGCGCTTGACGGCGGAGTCTCCACCCGCCTAATTCTGCGTCTCAGGCACCGGGGGGAGCCTCAATCTCCCCGACCATCCCGATTATCCGAGGCCGCATCGCTGCGGTGGTGGACCGGGCGCAAGGCGCGAAAGCAGCGCCGCCGATGCGGGCGTTAAAACGCTAGAATGCGGACCGGCCTGAAACATTGGTCGACTATCCCTTCGAAAAAGCAACGCAAATCGTTCCTTTTTCTGGGGGAAGTCCCATGCCGATGAATTCGGTCGAAACGACCCGTACCGTTGAATATGAAGGTAATATCGGCCTGCAGCTGCAGCAGACCGAAACCATGATCGCGCAATATGCGCAGACGGGTAGCCACACGGGGCCAAAGGTTGAACTGGAAGATCTGTTCGGCGCTGCCAAAAAACAGCGTAAGGACACGCGGCTTGGCAAGACGAAGACGTCCGATCTGAATATTGAGCGGCGTTGGCTGGCGAAGAAGAAAGAGTTTTATTACAATTTCTACATTGACAATGACGATCAGCTTGAAACCAAGATCGGGTTGAAGGGCGGCTATACCATGGCCGGCGCCGCAACGCTGGCGCGCGGTAAAGACGAAGAATGGTTGCTCGGCTTCTACGGCAATGCGCTCACCGGCGAAGAGGGCACCGACGTCGTACCGTTCAAGCCCGCCAACATCCTGCCGGTCAACGCCGGCGGCGGCGGCAACGGGCTGTCGATCGAGAAGCTGATCTACGCCCGCGAATATCTGAAAAAGCGCCATGTTGCTGTGGCGGCCGAACGGCCGCTGATCGCGACGACGGCGGCGCAGCAGACCGACCTGCTCAAGCAGATCGAGATCCAGTCGGCGGACTTCAACAAGAAGGAAAAGCTGACCCTGCAAGAAGGCAAGGTCACGTCGTTCATGGGGTTCGATTTCATCGAACTGGAATATGGCGACAGTGTTTCGTTCGAAGAGGCCGCGCCGCTGACCGTTGATGGTAACGGCTATCGCCGCGTTCCGATGTGGGTGCCGAGCGGCATGCATGTCGGCACCTGGCAGGATTACCGCGCATTCGTCGTCCAGCGTCCCGACATGGAATTCGCCTGGCAGATCTTCGCCGGTCGGACGTGCGCCGCCACGCGCATGAACGAGGACAAGTGCTTCCAGCTGCTCTGCCAGGAAGGCACCTGAGCCGGACCGCCTGCGTGAGGGCGGCCTGAGCGCCGCCCGAATTTCCAAGCTTTCGGGAGACATCACATGGCGAATTTCTACTCCACCGCCTTCGCGCGACGCAATGCCGGCAAGTCGCTGGACGGTGATCTTAACAGTGCACCGCTGCGTCGATTTCAGGCTGTCGTTCCACTTGCCGCGCAGGCCAGTGCGGACGTTGGCTACCTGGTCGAGCTGCCGCGCGGATATCGTTTTGCGCACGGCATGCTCAATACCGATACGTCGCTTGGCGCCGCGACGATCGCGATCGGCGTGCCCGGCACGCCTGCGAAATATCGTGCTGCCGCCGCGTTCACCGCCACCGACACCCCGACGATGTTCGGTAAGGCGGCGGCCTTGGCCGAGGCGGAGCCCGAAACCCAGACCATCATCCTGACGGTTGGCGCGGCGGCCCTGCCTGGGGCCGGCACGCTGATCGTCGACGTGTACGCGAGCCACCGAGGCTGAGGCCGCCGGCTCGCGGTGTCGCCGGCGACGGTTCACGGGGGTGACGTCGCCGGCGACATTTCTATGAAGGGATGGCCCGGTGCCTGCAGCGCGATCGCAAACCAATGTGGTGAACCTTGCCCTGGTCAAGCTGGGCAGTTCGACGCGGATCCTGTCGCTGGAAGAGGGCTCCGCGGTCGCGAATGCGGCGCGGACCGCCTGGGATACGGTGCTTGAGGCAACGCTTGCCTCGCACCCATGGAATTTCGCCATTCGCCGCAAGGCATTGGGGGCTGACGCGGCAGCGCCGGCGTTCGGTTATGCGCGCTCATTCACCTTGCCGCCTGATTGCCTGCGCTGGTTGCCGCAAGAGGAAATGCGGCGGATAAGTCCGATCTGGCCGATCGATGATGACGGCGTGGATTATTGCGGTGGCGGTAATACGCGGCGCGAAGGCAATAAGCTTTTGTCGAACCGCGCCGCGCCGTTGCCGATCATCTATATCGGCCGCGAGGATAATCCGGCGATGTGGTCGCCTGGGTTCGTGATGACGCAATCGGCGAGCCTGGCAGTCGAGCTTTGCGAGGCGGTCACCGGATCCAGCGAGATCGACACCAAGCTCGAGCGACGACTGAATGGCTGGATCGCCGAGGGCAAGCGCCTCGACGGCATGGAAACGCCGCCCGAGGATATGGGTGATATCGGCGGCTATAGCTGGCTGGACGCGCTCGCATGAGCCGCGCCACAAAAATGCAGACGAGCTTCAACGGCGGGGAATTTAGCCCGCGCATGTTCGGGCGCGTCGACCAGGCCGTTTACGAAATCGGTGTCGCCGAGTGCGAAAACTTCGTGCCGGTGATCCAGGGGCCAGTGGTCAAGCGGTCGGGCACAATCTACGTCGAGACGCCCAAGGCACAATGCCGCCTGATCCCATTCGTTCCGTTCACCACGCAAGGCTATGTGATTGAAGCGTCGGCGGCGGCGTTTCGATTTTACACCAACAATAGCCGCATCGAAACCGCGCCCGGGGTGGCATATCAGGTGACCACGCCGTGGACCTGGGCGCAGCTCAACGTGCTCGACGTCCAGCCATCCGTCGATGTTCTTTATCTGGTCCACGGGCAAACATCGCCAAGAGTCCTCGCCCGCACTGGCGCCGAGACGTTCGCCCTGTCCGAGCTGGTGTTGAAGAACGGCCCTTTCGACGACGACAATACCGACGAAACCCTGACTGTGACAGCCGATGGCACGACAGGCAGCATTACGATCACGTCATCCGGACCCCTGTTCGTCGCGGGCCATGTAGGCGGGCTTATGCGTCTTGAGGCGCAGGATTTTGCCGCGATTACCGCGTGGGAGCCAGGCTATAACGGTGTCATCGTCGGGGCGTTGCGGCGATCCGAGGCGAAGGTCTATTATGCAGCGACTGCAGGGCGCAGCGGAACGGTGCAGCCGATCCACACGCAAGGCGCCGAATGGGATGGCGTGGTCGTTGGCAAGGATATCAACGACAAGGATGCAGGCGGTATCCTCTGGCAGTATCGCCATGATAAATACGGCATTGTCAAAATCACCGGCTACACCTCGCCGACACAGGTGACGGCCGAAGTGGTGCGGCGGTTGCCTGACAGCCTGACGTCGACCGCCAGCTGGCGCTGGGCGCTTGGCGCATTTTCAACCGCCAATGGCTGGCCGTCGGCAGTGACGATCTGGAACGAGCGCCTGGTGCTCGCCAAGGATGCGACGCTCTACGGCTCAACGGTCGGCGGCTATGATGATTTCGGCGAACGCAATAGCGCCGGTGAGTTGACGTCTGATCGCGCCTTCCGCGTGCCGCTGCCCGATCCCAACCCGATCCTGTGGCTGGCGGCCGACCAGGAATTGCTGATCGGCGCGGCCAATGCCGAATATAAAGCGACGCGGATCCAGGGCGAAGCCCGTCCGGATATCAAGCGTCAGTCGAAATATGGATCTGGCCAGGCCAAGCCATGCGAAGCCGGTTCGCGGATGCTGTTCGTCCAGAAGGCAGGCCGCAAGGTTCGCGAGATCGACTATAATTATCAGCGCGATCGCTATCAGGCGCCGGATTTAACCGTTGTCGCCGAGCATCTGGGCAAGCGCAAGATCCTCGGCCTGACCTATCAGCAGGAGCCCGACAGCCTGGTCTGGGCCTGGCGGGCCGATGGACTGTTGCTGTCGCTGACCTACTCGCCCGAGGAACAGGTGAAGGGGTGGGCGCGCCATCCGCTGGGTGGAGACACGCTGGTCGAGTGGGCGACGTGCATCCCGGATCCTGATGGCGATCGCGATCAGCTGTGGCTGGCGACCCGGCGGGGCGGCAAACGGGCAATCGTGCGGATGGCACCGCTGTGGGAAGTTGGTGACAGCCGCAACGAGGCGTTTTTTGTCGATTGTGGCCTGTCTTATCAAGGGCCGACAGCACAGATGATTTCCGGGCTGGGCCATCTCGAGGGGGAGACGGTGAAGATCCTCGCCGATGGATCGCCGCACCCGGACCGGATCGTCGAGGGGGGCGCGATCACGCTCGCGGAATCTCGCGCATCGACCGTTGTCCATATCGGACGTGGCTATAGCGGGCGGTTGAAGACGCTGGCGATCGAGGCTGGCGGCCAGGACGGGACAGCGCAGGGCAAGCGCAAGCGGATCATATCGGTTGTACTCCGCATGCTCGAGACGCTGGGGGTCAGCATCGGCGTCCAGGGGCTGCCGTCCCAACCCATCGAGCACCGGCTTTCCCTGGATGCCATGAACCGGGCGGTGCCGCTGTTCACGGGCGACCATGAAATCAACACCATCGGCCAACACGAGCGCTTCGGGCAGATAGAGATCAGTTCGGATCAACCACTTCCGGCGTGCCTACTGGCCACCATCCCCGTGCTGGAGACCGCGCCGCGATGATCGAGATCATCCCCTTTGAACCCATCGACCTGACGCGGATCCGCGTCCAGGCTGAGCAGTCGATCGAAACGATGGGCGGGGCGGCGCTGACCGTCGAGCATGGTGACTATCTGGCAGCCGCCGGCCCGGCCTACACCGTGTTGCGCCATCGCGTGCCGGTGGTTGCCGCCGGCGTCGTCGAGAATGACGCGTACCATGCCACCGCCTGGGCCGTTCTTTCGGGGGACATTGGCGTCGGCATCGTCGCTTTGACGCGCGCGATCGGCCGTTTCCTCGCCTGCGACGAATATGTCCGCGTTGACACGCTGGTGCGGACCGATTTCGTGCGCGGCCATCGGTGGGCGCGGATGCTGGGTTTTCAGCGCGAAGGCACGCTGCACCGCTGGCGCGCCGGCACGACAGATTTCGACATGTATGCGCGGATCCGGGGAGAAGTGGCACATGGCTGATCCGATCACGATCGGGATCATGGCCCTGCAGGCTGCCGGCCCGATCATGCAGGGGCAAGCCGATTACAAGGCTGGCATGGCCAATGCGCGCGCGGCCGATGCCAATGCGCAGCAAGCCGAAGTCAGTGGCGTGATGGAAGAGGCGGAGATCCGCCGGCGATCGCGGATGGCGCAGGGTGATGCCATTTCGGAGATGGGCGCCGGCGGGATCCAGCTCGGCACCGGGACCGCGCTGGAAGTGCTGCGCGAAAGCGCGATCAACGCCGAATTCGACGTGCTGGCATCGCGCTACACGTCCAGCAGCCAGGCGCGGGCGTATCGCGCCGACGCATCGGCCTCCCGCAGCGCGGCCAAGAGCGCCAGGATCGGTGGCTTTCTGCGCGCCGGGGCGGCTGTGCTGTCCGGTTCAAGCGCGATGGGCAACGCTTCGAAGCTGGCGGGGGCGTCGGCCGCATCACGCGGATCATCGCTGCAGATGCCTCTGCCGGTGGGATCAACCAGCGCGGGCAACTTTGGCACGGTTGGTTCCACCCGCATTGGCTACGGGACAATCCGCTGATGGCTCAGGCTCCCATCTATCAGCCTGGCAATCCCGCGCCGCGTGCGATGCCGCTGCCGAACCGGAGTGCCGCCAGCTTCGGTGCCGACATCGGCGCCGGCGTCGAAGCGCTCGGCCGCGCCGTCCAGGGCGCCGCGATCGATCGCATCGAGGTCAATGATCGGGTGGCCGCGATCGAGGATCGCCGCCGGCTCGAGGAAAACCAGACGGCTGCCGCACTCGATCTGGCGCGCTTCCGGGCGGATGACGGCAAGGCGCGCATCGATGCGCGTAACAGTGCCGCGCCCGGTGCCGCCGGTCATCGCCAGGCGGTGATCGACCGGGCCGATGCGACCTATGCCGAGTTGAAGGGCAAATATACCGATCGGCGCGTCGTCAGCTGGCTCGACGAACAATATGCCGGTTATCGATCAGCCGCGGATCTCGACGAATATGAATTCGAGACTAAGTCCCGGGTCACCAAGCAATTTGATGACGGTCAGGCGATCGTTGATATCGACCGCAACAATCTATTCACCAACCCCAGCCCGACGACGTTTGCCCAAGCGATCAAGGGCATGTCGGATACTGTCGACGGATGGGAAGGGCCGGCAGCTGCCAAAGTCAAGTTTAAGCGCCAGTCGGCAGCGGGCTATGCGGACAGCTATCTGAGAGGCTTGGCGGAAGGTGATCCCGACAAGGCGGCCGCGGAGATTGCGAGCGGTCGACTAAATCCTTTCCTGGACCCGGAAAGTCTGAAGGCGATCAGTAGTTTCGTTGGCGCCCGCCAACGCGCCAGCGTCAACGAAGCCAAGGCGGCCGAGCGCGAGCGCAACGCGCAGCTCGTCGATCAGGCGAAAGACTATGAACTGTCGATCGACGCCGGCATTCCGGTCGCGCCCGACAAGCTGACGTCCGCAATCGCGCAGGCGGCGGCGGCGGGAAAGCCTGAGCTGGCTGAGCGTCTGCGGGTCAAGGGCACGAAGAATCTGGTGGTGACGGCGATCGGCAAGGCGTCACCGCTCGAGGTGCGCGGCTATATTTCCGACCTTGATGCGCGGATCCGCGCGAACCCGAACGACATCGAGGCGCGCACGCAGCGGCAGGGCGCCGAAGAGTTCCGATCGACGATGGAAACAGGGCTGGAACGCGATCCGATGGGGTGGGCGTCGCGGCAGGGCATCGTGACGCTCGAGCCGTTGACCGATGCCGCGTCCGCCGGGCGACGGGCTGGCGCTGCGCTGAAGGTGCAGGCTCGCTACGGCCTCGCTCGCGTCCCGGTGCTGCTGGCGGAGGAAGTGGATACGCTGAAAAGCCAGATGGAGAAGGGTGGCGACACCCGGCGGAATGCTCTCGGCATCATCCGTGGTATGGCGCAGTTCGCACCCGAAGCTCTCAGCCAGGTTGCCGGCAATGACGCCTTCACAGGTCATATCGCCTGGTTGGCCACCGGCCCTGCTGGTGTTGGCCTGGCCGACGCCGTGTTTGCCGGCAAGGATGCGTTAAAGGCTGATCCAAAGCTGATCGACAAGGATCGTGCTGCCCGCGAATTTACCGATGCCATCGGCACCGCGTTGGGCCGATCACCGCCGCAGCGGCAGGCGTTGTTGCAAACCACATCCGCGCTTTATGCCGCGCGCCATGGTCGGTCGGGTGAATTCGATCCGGCGCTGTTCCGCCGCGAATTGCAGCATGCCGCCGGCGCCACGCGTCGTCCCAATGGGGATGTGCAGGGCGGTTTGAGCGAACGCGGCGGCGTCACCTACCTCGTCCCGCGCGACATGACGGTCGATGAAGTCGAGCGCGCCATCGACGGCGCATCGATCACGCAATGGCGCAAGGGCTTGGGTGGCAATATGCCAGATTTTCGCGCAGCCGCCGGACCGTCCACCGGCGGCCTGTTCACCACGGGCGTCGCACCCGGCCCCGAAGGTGACGTCGAAAAGTTGCGCAATGCCCGCCTGGTCGATGCAGCGGACGGCCGATATTTCCTCGCCACCGATCGCGGCGGATCGCAGCTATTGACCGGCAAGGATGGCAAGCCGGTGGTGCTCGACATCCGCCAGCTGGGGGCCCGCCGGTGAACGGCCGCGAGGATCTGATCGACCTGCCAGGGGGAAGCTGGCAGGCGTCACCGCTGACGACGCCAGCGGCGCCACCGATGCCGAGCCTGTTCGAGGCCGCGCGCGAAGGCTGGCGATCGGGCATGGCCGGTCCTGGCATCCTCAATGGGGCTTATGCCAAAGCTGCCGCGCTCGATGAGCTGAAGGCCGGTCTTGAGGCCGGCGGCTATGCTGATCAGGTAAGCGCAATCGATCGGCGTCGATATGGCCGGCGCGATCCTGCCGATATCCGTTCGGATGCCGAACGGGATAATGAGCGCACCGATGCGCTGCTGCGCCTGGCGGGCGAGGCACGCGCGCGCAATCCCAAGCTGGTGCCTGCGTTCGCGGGCGTCACTGACCGGATCGGGCTGGATGCGATGGTGGCGCAGCGCCGGCGCGCGACCGTCGCCCAATCGGACGCGGTCTATGAACGTACGGGCGGCGGCGGGGCATTGGCCTGGTGGGGCGGGGCGCTGGCCAGTGGCGTTACCGATCCACTGTCCTGGGTACCCTTTGGCGGCGGTGCAGCTCGCGGTGTATCGTTCGGCCGCCAGATATTCAACACAGCCGCGCGGCAAGGTCTTGGGAATGCTGGCTTGCAGCTGCTGGCTGAACCGCTGATCGCGCGGGATGCCAAGTCGATCGGAATGGATTGGGGTGCGAAGGAAATCGCCCTCGATGTTGGCATGGCGGGCTTGCTCGGCAGTGTTCTCGGCGGCGGAGCCGAGGCAGTCGGTGGTGGCTTACGGGTACTGAACGGCCAACCGGCGGCGCGCGAGGTGCTGGACGCCGCGTATGTCGTCGAGCGCGATGAGTGGGCGCGATCGTCTTCGCCGTTCGCCGCAACCGACGAGGGGGCCGCAGCCCATGGCGAGAGCCTGAAAGCAGCGCTTGCGGCCCTCGAAGGGGATGCGCCGCCGGTGGCCACGGTTGCGGCGCCGTTGGCGGCCCCGCGTGGGCTGGCGCAATCGAGCGGAACCGATGCGGTGAAAGCGCGGATCCGCCATTTCGAGAGCGGCGGCAAGGATGATGCGCGCAATCCCATGCCGGGCCAGACGGCCGCAGGGCGCTATCAGTTTATCGATGATACCTGGCTGGGGCTGCACAAACAGGTGTTCGGTGAAACCGGCCAGTCGCCGGCGCAGATCATCGCGCAGAAGATGGATCCCGCCGTCCAGGAACGGCTGATGGATGCTGCGCTTGGCAATTACACCGCCGCGTTTGAGCGTGCCGGCGTCGCCCCGACTGATGGCGGGCTGTACCTGATGCATTTTCTTGGGCCGAACAAAGCGCTGGAAGTGCTGCGATCGGCACCGGGCACGCCGATGGCGTCGCTGATGTCGAAGGGCGCGATTGATGCCAATCCGGGGCTGTTGAGAGGAAAGACCGCCGGCGACGTCGTGGCCGAGATGGATCGGCGGATGGCGGGGCCGCGCGGTGCCGGCGTGCCGACGGCGATGCCGGGGATGACGGCCGATCGATATCGGCCGGGCGAGCTCACCACCGATGCGGTGGCGATGCAGTACAAAGCCGGCGGCGATGTGGATGGCGTGACCGAACGGCTGCGCGGGGTGAAGCAATGGAACCCGTTGCTGTCGGGCAAGGTGATTGTCTGGGAAGATGCCGCGGGCAGGCGTGTCGTGGCTGATGGGCATCAACGCCTTGGCCTGGCCAAGCGCGCCCAGGCGGCCGATCCGGCGGCCGATATCTGGCTGGACGCCATTACGCTGCGAGAGGCGGACGGGGTGACGGCCGACCAGGCGCGCGTGTGGGCTGCGCTGAAGAATATCGCCGAAGGATCCGGCACGTCGGTCGACGCGGCCAAGGTGTTGCGTGAAGCCGGCGAAATGTTCGAGCTGCCACCGGGCGGGATCGTTCGCGATGCGCGGGCGCTGGCGCGCCTTGGCGACGAGCCGTTCGGGGCGGTCATCAACGACGTCATCACCGCCGAACAGGGCGCCGCGATCGGCCGCGTGCTGCCCGACGATGAAGCCGCCCAGCTCGCTATGGTCGACCTGCTGGCGGCGACCAATCCCACCACGGCGCTGCAGGCCGAGACAATCGTGCGCCAGGCGGTGCTCGACGGGTTCGCCAAGGCCGAGGCCCGCGCGCAGCTGACCATGTTCGGCGATGCCGATCGGCTGCAGACGCTGTTCGTCCAGCGCGCCCGCGTGCTCGAGGATGCGCGGCGTGCGCTGAAACGGGACAAGACGACGTTCCGCAACCTCGTCGACAATGCGCGGCGGATCGAAGATACCGGAAATGTTCTGGCGCGCGGCGCCAACGCGGAAAGGCTGTCCGATGCCGATCGAGCCATCCAGCTCATCACCACCCTTGCCAATCGCGACGGGCCCGTCCGCGACGCCCTCCTTGCCGCTGTCCGGCTCTATCCCAGCGCCAACCGCCGCGCCGCCGCCGTCCGCCAGTTCCTCGACGGGATCGGCGACCTCGACCTACACGCTGTCGCCCGAGGAATGGGAGAAAGCGCCGGCGATGGTCGCTTTCCTGATGGAGCAGGACGCGGGAGCGACGTTGGAGAAGAGGCACGCGGCCTGGGTGATGAACGGGCGGAAGAGCCGGGCGAAGCCTTCCTAGACTTTGACGGGGGCGCCTCACGCGCCGGTCTCGACGATCCCCACGGGCCCAAGGCGGCCGAGCTGACCCAGCTCATCGAGCATGATGTGCGGCGGATGGCGGCGGCCGAGGCGCGTCACCCCCAAACCGACGAAACGCTGGGGGCTGCGCAACAGCGCATGGCGGACCTGTTGGCGCAGTTCCCCGGTCGCGATGGCCGGGCGCCGGGCACGATCAATATTCCTGGCGCCACGCTGGACGCCACCGGAAAATCGCGCAACGATATTCGTGCCGCGATCGTCGACATGCTGCTAGCCGGCGATGACGTTGCACGCGATCGCGTTGCGCACATCGTGCTAGGGCCACCGGCGTCCGGAAAATCCAGCTTCGCCGATCCGTTGGCGGCGGCCGAGCGCGCGCGGATTATCGACAGCGATGCCGCCAAGGTGATGTTGCCCGAGTTCGAAGACGGCATTGGCGCGATGGCGGTGCATGAGGAAAGCGCGGCGCTGGCGGCCCAAGCCCGCCGCGAAGCGATGGAGCGGGGCGACAATATGGTGCTGCCGCTGGTGGGCCGTACGGCGTCGGGAATTGATGCCGCCGTGCAGGAGCTTGCGCAAAAGGGATATCGCGTCTATGTCCATCTTGTCGACCTGCCGAACGATCAGGCAGTCAGTCGCGCGATCGCCCGCTTCGAACAGACCGGGCGCCTTGTTGATCCAGACTATATCCGCGCGGTAGGCGACACACCGAAGGCCACCTTCGAGCAGATTGTGCACGAACGTGGCAAGGAACTGGCAGGCTATGTTCATGTCTCGAATGACGTCCCCGAAGGAACAGCGCCCCGCATCGTCGCTGCATCCGACCAAGAGCTTGCCCTTCGACTGGGCGGAGATCGAGGATCGGGCGGCGGAAACGGTGCGCAAGGCGGTGGCGGACAATCCGGCGGCGACCCGCGAGGAAATCTTCGGGAAAATCTTCCCGTAGATCCCAACGTCGCGGCGCTCGCGCGGCAGCGCGCAGCGCTTGGCGCAGAAGCCCCGTTGCGGCCCACGACCGACCAGGCCGGACATCATGATCTTCCCATGTTTGAGAGCGTCGAGCAGCCAGCGCTGTTCGCGATCGGCGAAACCGTGCGTGATGGAGAACGGACGCCTGATCTGCGTTCGTCCGAGGATGTTCTTGCCGAATTTGACGCTGACGAGGCGGCGATCGCGGCGGCGAAGGATTGCCTGCTATGAGCCTGCGCGCCTGCCTTCCCGACCTGGTTGCCCAGGGCAAGGTCAACCGCGACCAGGCCGCCGAGATGGGCGAATTGTTCGATGAGCTCGAGCGCGTTTATGCGCGCCAGTTCGGCGCGCAGACGGCGGCCGCCATGGCGAGCGAGGAGACAATCGCCCGGCTTGCGACCGAAAAGGCGCTGAAACGGCGACAGGCGGTGCTGCAGATCGCGGCGCAGAAGCGGATCGTGATGGAGGCGGGCGGCTATACCCGGGCCGATGGGACCGTGGACCTGAATCGTGGTCTGTTGGCGCTGATCGACCGCGACCCCCATGGCCAGGCCAGCTATTCGAACGTCGAGGCACGCCGTAAATCGATTGTCGGCCAAGCGCATAGCGGCCTGGACAAGCTGTTCCAGCGGCATCGGCGCAACCTGGTCGGCAACGTCATGAACCCGGCGGACCTCGACAATGCGGTGCGTGCCGCGTTTGGCGAGGCGGTGGAGGATGTCGCCGCACGCGAGATCGCGATGGCCTGGGCCGGAACGGCCGAAGGCCTGCGCCAGCGGTTCAACGCCGCCGGCGGTGCGATCGGCAAGCTGGAAAATTGGGGGCTGCCGCAAAGCCATGACAGCCTGGCGGTGCGCAAGGCCGGCTATCAGGCTTGGCGGAATGCGATCCTGCCCCGGCTCGATCCCGAACGGATGACGGATAATCTGACCGGCAAGGCGTTCACGCCCGAGCGGTTGGAGCTGGCGCTGCGCGACGTGTGGGAAACCATCGCGACCGATGGCTGGTCGAGCCGATCGGCGGGGGGCATCGGCGGTAGCAAGCTGGCCAATGCGCGGGCGGATCATCGTTTCCTGATCTTCAAGTCGGCCGATGATTGGCTGGCCTACAATGACGCGTTCGGCGGCGCCAATCCGTTCGATGCGATGATGGGCCATATCGAGGGCATGGCGCGCGATATCGCCGCGCTCGAGATCCTTGGCCCCAACCCGACCGCCACGCTGCGCTGGATGCAGGATCTGGCACAGAAGGAAGGCGCGCGCATCGACGCCGCCGGCACCGCGAGGTCCTATCGCCTGGTCGACGGCGAGGCCGATCGCGCACGCCAGACCGTGCACCGCATCCAGGAATTGTGGGATGGCTATAGCGGCGCCGCGAATGCCCCGGTGAACGGCAAGGTGGCGCGTGGCTTTTCCACGCTGCGATCGGTGCTCGTATCCGCGCAGCTAGGCAGTGCCGCCGTGTCGGCGATCAGCGATCTGGGCTTTCAGAAGGTCGCCGCCCGCATGGCGGGCCTGCCGTATAATGGCGTGCTCGGCAATTACATGAAGCTGTTCACGCCGACGATGAACGACGATCAGCGCCTGGCGATCCGCTTGGGCCTGATCGCGGACGGTGCCAGCCAGATGGCGGCGGCGCAGATGCGCTATGTCGGCGAGGTTCAGGGCCGCGAGATTGCCAAGCGCCTGTCAGACGGGGTGCTGCGCGCGTCGCTGTTGTCGCCCTGGACGCAGGCCGGCAAGTGGGCGTTCGGCATGCAGTTTTTCGGAACGCTCGCCGATCATGTCGGGGTGAATTGGGCCGCGCTGCCCGATGAGCTGCGCGGCACGATGGCCCGTTATGGCATCGGCGCTGACGGGTGGGAGATCGCACGCGCCGCCCCGCTGTATGAGCATAAGGGGGCGAAATTCTTGCGGCCCGATGATGTCGATAATCCGGCGATCGCGACGAAGCTGCTGGAAATGGTGCAGACCGAAACCAGCTTCGCCGTGCCCGAAGCGAGCTTGCGCGCGCGCAGCTATTTTTCGGGTGGGCAGCCGGGGACGGTGGGCGGCGAATTCATGCGCTCCGTCATGATGTACAAGAATTTCGGCGTCACCCTGATGATGACACATGCCATGCGCGCGCTGGGCCAAAAAACGATGGGCAGCAAAGCGGCGTATGTGGCCAATCTGGTGATCGCCACCACCTTGCTCGGTGGTCTGGCGATGCAGGCGAAGGATGTTGCCAAGGGCAAGGATCCGCGCCCGATAGGATCCGTGGATTTCTGGGGTGCGGCCCTGCTGCAGGGCGGCGGCATGGGCGTCGCCGGCGACTTCCTGTTCTCCGACGTGAACCGCTTCGGGGGTGGCCTGCCAGTCACACTGGCGGGGCCGGTGGCGTCGTTCGTGGATGATACGCGTCGGCTGACCCTGGGTAATGCACTGCAGCTGCCCGGCGATGAGCCGACCAACTTCGGCCGCGAGCTCACCCGCTTCGTCGGCAAATATACGCCGGGATCTTCGATCTGGTATTCGCGGCTCGCCTTCCAGCGCGTGCTGCTCGACCAGCTGCAATATGAGCTGGATCCCGACGCGGCCAAGGCATTCAGCCGCCTTGAAGATCGTGCTTGGAAAGATTTCGGACAGAACTATTATTGGGCTCCCGGTGAACTCACCCCCGACCGGGCGCCTGCAATCGAGGCGCTCGCTCAAGGGGGTTAGAATGACGGTCAATTCGGGACCAAGCTCCCAGGCGTTCAGCTGCGATGGCGCCACCACCGCCTGGTCGCTCGCCGATATCCAGTTCCTGCAGCCGCTTGACCTGCTCGTCACCTTGGTGGCGGCTGACGGCGCGCGGACCGAATTGACCGAAGGGGTGGGTTACACGCTTGCCGGCGACGGCATGGCGAATTCAGCGACCCTTACCCGCGCGCCGGCGGACGCGATTGGTAACAAGATTGAGGTGCTTCGCAGCACTGCGCGGGTTCAGAAAGCTGATTATGTCAGCAACGATCCGTTCCCCGCCGAAGCCCATGAGCGGGAACTGGATCGCCGCGCGCTGATCGAGCAGGAGCAGGACGATGCGCATCTGAAACTGGATACCCGCGCGGTCAAGGTGCAGGACGGGGAAGTCGCCCCGACCCTGGCGCCGGTGGCGACGCGTGCGTCCAAATATGCGGCGTTCGACGTCAACGGGAACTGGCAGTTCCTCGACGGCCAGGCGCCGCCCGATCAGATCCTGCTGCCTGCCGGCTCCGACCTTGTCGGCTTCTCGCACGGCGTCACCTATAAGCCCGGCACGGTCGGAAACCGCCTGGGCCGGATGGTCTATGTCACCGATGCGCCATATAATGCGAAGGGCGATGGTGTCGCGAACGATACCGTCGCGATCGCGTCAGCACTCTTCAGCGGTGCTGCCCACATCCATTTTCCACCCGGCACCTACAACATCACGTCGATGACGTGGATTTTGAACAGCAAGCTGATCACGTTTGCTGTTGGTGCGAAGATTTTTGGCATTGCGACATCGGCGCAGAATGCGATCGTGCGGCTGCACAATTTTCGCAACTGCCGGATCGAGAACATGGCCCTCGAGACCGATGGGGCGGCGATCGCGCCGGTGTATCATCAGAATTATGGCTGCGCGCTGCAGTTTACTTCGGACAGCGGCGCTGGGCCGACCCAGTTCGTGACGATCGACGGCCTCTGGATCCGATACATCAAGGCGGGCATCGTCAACGGCAACCTGCTGGGCCAGGCAGCCCAGGCGTCATTCCCCCAATCAGAAATCTTCATCCGCGACTATCGCCAGCGCGGAGTGCTGCAGCCTTATTATGGCAACGCCACCAATTCTTATATCACGACCACAGGCTCGACCTACGTTCCTCAGAAATTCGAGGCGAGCAGTAGTTGGTGGGACGATGCCCAGGGTTTTTGCCTGCGCAACGATATTGGTGAAGTTGTCTCGATCGGTGACGAATTCCAGCGTGCGGTGACGGCTGGCTTCAATATTTACGGCAAGGGCATCACGATCATCGCGCCGATCTGGGAGCATACCTGCCCCAACTACATTACCGGCGATGTGACGATCGCGGACATCGCGAACGGATATTTTGGGTCCAGCTCGGGCGTGCCGTTCATCATCGACCCGGCGGCGAAAGGCCGGTTGAGGCTGCGTAACTGTAATATGCGGCGGCCGGACGGGACGGCCAGTTCGTCGCGATCGTTGTTCGCCGATTGCAAGAACAATGATGACTTCCAGGTCATCATTGAAAGCACGCGTCTCAAAGAATGGGCCTATCAGACGAATGCCGGCAACGCGCATCTTGTGTTGGGCGGCAAGGCGCTATTCCGCGATCTCGAAATCGATAATTCGCAGTCGACACAGCCTAGTTGGCGGCTCAACTCGGAGCCACGCCCGATCACAGCGTTCGACACGACCGGCGCGTCGATGGCGACGGCCGCGAACCTGACGGCGAAGGGTGGGTGGACCGTGACCGGCGCGCCTGCCGGCGCATCGTTCAACAAATACACGGCCGATCTGCCGCCCGGAGCAACGTCGGCTATCCAGTTCACCACTGTCGCCACCTCGATGACGGTGACGACCCCGACCGGCACAGCCGGGCATCCGGTGGTTCACGCCAAGGATCATATCGTCAAAATGCAGCTCAAGGGCATTGGCGCGACGATAACGAACTTCTCGGTTGCGGTGATTTGGTACGATTACGCTGGGTCGCAGATTTCGGTGTCGACTGTTTTTGCGGCGGATAAGGCTCGGCTCGACACTAATGGGTTTGATACCTGGCAGGAACTGCGTGCGCCTGCCGCTGCGCCTGCCGACGCGGTGTTCGCGGCATTTCAGGTTGTAGGCGGCGCCACCTCGGATGTGGTCATCACTGGATTGCGGTTAGAATGAGCCGCGATTGCTCCACACCGCCGCGCGACGAGCGCGCCAATCTGCTGGCCTGCTACCGCTCGGGCCAGATCAGCGAACGCCAGTGGCAAGAGCATCTGAGCGATCCGGGATTCAGGGCTTGGATCGAGGCCCAGCGCGTCGACCCAGATCGGGGCGTCGGCCGATGATGAACCAGAATGAAAGATCGAAAATGACGAAGCTGGAATGGGGCGTCGTGTTCAGTGTGCTCGCCTCCGCCGCCAGCCTCATCTTCAGCGCCGGCGTCGTGTGGACGACTGTCCAGGTCCATGACCGGGACATCTCTGCCCTGAAAACCAAGGGCGATGAGACGACCGATCGCCTCGCCCGCATGGAAACGAAGATCGACATGCTGCTCGAGCAGCGAATTTCCAAATCGGGGGGAATGTGATGGCGGTGTTCAATCATCAGGCGTTTTTCGATGCTGCGCGATCGCGCGTGTTTGGTGGCAAACTGTCCCAGGCGCAGGTCGACGGGCTCAATGCGGCGTTGAACGTCGGATTTGGCATTTCGTCGGTCGGGCGTGCTCCGGCATCTGCGGTTCCCTGGCTGGTCGAGGCGAATAAGGACATGGGCCTTGCCGAGATCCCCGGCGTGAAACACGCGCCCCGGATCCTGAAAATGCTGGTGATGCTGCGCTATCCGTTTTCGGATGATGAAACGCCCTGGTGCGGCACCGCGATGGCGGCCTGGATGAAACAGGCGGCTATCGAGCCGCCGGCGGCGGGCTATCGCGCGCTCAACTGGGCAAGTTGGGGTGTGGCGTGCTCGCCTCAAGTGGGCGCGATCGGCGTCAAGAAGCGTCCCGAGGGCAACCATGTTTTTCTGATCGTCGGGGAAACGGCCGACAAGCGCTATTTCAAGGCGCTGGGTGCCAACCAGTCGAACGCGGTGAACATCCAGGATGTCCTGAAAGAGCAGGCGTTCGCGATCCGTTGGCCGGCGGGCGTGCCTGTCGCCGGCATCCCGCTGCCAGTGATGCCAGCGGGCAAGATCTCAAAGGCCGAAGCATGACCGATAACGAGGTGCAGGACGTGCTCCGCGCCGCCGCGAAGGATGCCGCCAGCGCGCGCAACACGGCGTGGCCGCCTCGCGATTGGCGGATGCTGGTTGCCCTCTGCTTCCTTGGCGGCGGCGGCATAGCGATGACGATCCTGGCATGGCGGATCACCACGCTGACCGCAGACAAATCGGCCAGTCCATGGCCGCTCGCTTATGCGCTCTACGGCGTGCTCGGTCTGATCGCGGTGGTGCTGACTGGCTTCTCCTATGTGCTCGGCAAGCGCGCCTGGAGCTTCAAGGCCGGCGCGATCGAGGGTTCGACCAGTGGCGGCGATGAGATCGAAGGGGTGGTGCAATGAGTCCCTGGCTGATCATCGCCGGCGTGGCCGCGCTCGGCGCCAGCTATGTCGGCGGCCGTATGGATGGCCAGAAGATCGAACAGTCGGGGCAGCTACGGGCCGAACGGGCGGCGGCGAAGGTCCGCGTCGAACTGCAGGGCAAGAATGATCAATCGGGCACGGCGTCGGCCGAGCGGGAAACGCAGCGCCAGGGCGATGTGAGGGAGATCTATCGTGAAACGGAAAAGATCATCGAGCGGCCTGTCTATTCTGCTCGCTGCATCGATGCTGACGGGGTGCGCCTCCTCGAGCGCGCCGCCGCCCTCGGCAATGGTGAGGGTGTCACCGCACCTGCTGGCGGCGCCGGCGAAGCTGCCCCGGCCGCGCACGACGGCGCAAGGGGAACAAGCGGGCAGCCAGTGCCTCTCGTCCCAGCTGGAGCTCTATGACGTCGCTGGCGGGATCCGCGCGGCCTACATCGAGCTGCAGGCCCAGGTGAGGCTGCTGCAGTCCGGCGGGGGCAAGTGATGGGCGGGTTCGGAACGCTCGAACTGGGGCTGGATTTTGGAAGCGTGGGGGCGACCGCGCCGCCAGCGCCCGATCCGGTCGATCTGGCGGTGACCTTCGCCGACAATTTCGCCGGCACGGATGGACAGTTGCTCCGCAACCGCACCGGCTGGGCGGCCTATAATGTGTCCGGGTCGACCGCAAACACGCGCGATAGCTGGCGCATCACCGGCGCGCGCGCGGTCAAGACAGTGACCGATTATACCGCCCCGGGCGTCCACCTGATCGCCCACGACGCGGGATCGGTCGATCAATATTTCGAAGTGACCGTTTCCGGCCAGCCCTTGGATCTGGGCCTTGCTGGCAGCACCAATAACCAGCGCCTGCGCGTCCAGTTCCTCAATGCCGGGGCGTTGCTCGTCCAGAAGATTGAGGCAGGCGCAGAGACGAACCTTGCCAGCGCAGTCTATTCAAACTGGCAGGTCTCCAATCTCGTGGCCGGTGACCGCTTCGGGCTGTTGCTGCGCGGTACCAAGCTGCGCCTGTTCAAAAACGGCGTGATGCTCGCGAACTCAGACGGCATCCCATATGAGGCCGACATCGGCGGTTTCGCCAAGGGCACCCTTGCCGGCATGTCCAGTTACGAATGGGGCGATCCTGCCGATTGGTGGGTCGACGACGTGCTGATCCAAGGGCTGACCAGCGACACCCTGACGCTGACAACGCCACCGCTGTTCGTCGTTGCGGATGTCGCGTGGGACGACGCTCTGGCGATGGACCTGCCGGTGGACAGCCAGCTGACCCTCTCGGGCAATTATACCGGCCTCCAGCCCAGCCATATCGATTATCGGCTGAGGGCCTTTCCTTCGGGCGTGGTCGTTCAGGACTGGCAGCCCGCGACAAACGCGACGATCGGCGGCGGGACATGGCAGGCGACGGCAAGCATACCACCCGGCGGCCCGTATCGGGTCGAAGTCCGCAAGCGCAACAACACCAGCTGCTGGACGCAGGCGGCGACCCAGATTTCCTGCGGGCCTGCCGTTGCCGGATACGGCCAGAGCTACATGGGCGGACGGGTAGAATCCGGATCGGTCACCAGCGACTCGCGGATCTTCTATCACCGGTCAAACATCGATACCGGCATCGAACCGGGCTGGATGCTCGCGGCCAACAGCAACATTGGCCCACTGCTGACGAAACTGGCCGATATGTACTCGGCAAAGATGGGGCGCACGATCCCGGCCGCCTTTGTCGGCGCGGGCAAAGCCGGCGTGGGCATCACTGCACTGCATCCGACGCTCGGCACGCCAAACGAGGACAAGTTCACCGGCGGCGGCGCGACAGCGACCTACTGGCAGCAGCTTACCGGGATCCTGACGCGGGCCAATGCGATCGGCAAAGTGGCGGCGTTCCTGTGGGATCATGGCGCGGGCAACGAGTTGAACGCGGCGGGCTGGAACGCCTATCCGGACAAGCTGGATACGATCATCAGCCGGGCGCGCTCGGACTTTGCCGGCGGCCGCAACATCCCGGCGTTCACGACGATTGTCAGCCGCTATGACGACACCGTTATTCCGGCGGGTACGTCGAATGAATCGTGGACCGCGCTGCGCCGCGCCAATTTCCGTCAACAGTTCGTCACCGCGAATACGTTCGTCGGCAACCATGTGGTGGGCGTCCAGCATGGCGACCCGTACCATCTGGCAAACACGCTAGCCGGTAACGGCGAAAGCAACCGACGCGCTGGCCTGACCATGGCGAAGGTGCTGGGCGGGACCGCATATGACGGGCGCGGCCCGCGCGCGACGACGGCCACCCGTTCGGGGGCGGTGATCACGATCCCGGTTGCGCTCAGTGGGGCGGCAAGCATCGCGGCAAGCGGTGGCCTGACCGGGTTCAGGGTCGCGACCGACGTCGACCTGACAACGCCGCTGGCGATCAGCAGCGCCGTCCTGTCGGGTTCGAACATCATCGTCACCCTGGCAGCCGATCCCGGCGGGCGGGTCTATGTCGGCAATTATTGGGGCGCGAACCCCGATGCGCCGAACAAGGCCGGCGCAGTGTGGGCGATCGGCACCTATGCCGATGCGACGACGATCCCGATGGAGCCGATCGTCGATCCGATCAGGACGGCGACGTGA